CCGAATTTCTTTCTCGGCTGCTGAGTCACGCTGACGCCTGTAACAGCCTGAACGGAGCCATCACACACACCGAACTCGTCGGGATACGTATATGACTCGATACCGAAGCCGAAACTCTCAGCGGAAACAAGACTCAGATACTTAATGTCATCTGCATAGATGTCATTAGGCTCTCCGCCTTCGGGGCTTTCAGAAAAGCTTGTAAGGCCGTTCCAGGCTACACCTGTGCCGTAAGCTCCATTTGTAAAAACGAAAAGGACACCCTTAGAAACACCACATTCATAAAAGCGCTCGCCGTCGCCGTCCCAAGTAAGTGCTGCCATTGTATATTCACTCCTTAATAATAGATTGTAAACACGTCATGATGTAGGTTATCGTTTGTAAAATGTCTATCATGCGTGCAAAAGGGAAGCATTAAAAGTTTTCCCTGTACTTCGGTTGTTGGAAGCGGGTCCACATAGGTAATCGTGTACCTGTTATTCTGTGAGTAAAGCTTGTTGTCAGCTCTTACAGAATCTAACCGGTCCCGCTCGAATATGATGCACGGGTAGTGCATTTTTTCTTTTGAGGGTGCCTGATAATAAACGTCATTCGATCCGAGAATCTCGACTAACAAAAGCCGTAGATTCTGCCAGGATTTCTTTTCACTCATTATAGACACCCCCAATGGAAAGAACGAGCCGAGGGTGCCGAACTTCGACGTTAGTAACTCTCCATTTAGCACCCAAATACTCGACATATCTAATCTGGCTATAGTTCTCGTAAGCAAATTTGTCTGCTACGATGCTGATTTCCATTGATAGCGTAAGGTCATCGTTGAGCTTATCAGCATTTTGGTAACGACTGCTCGTTCGAGATACATCGCCATAATATTTCTTGACCGTTGGTCCTTGTACCCATAAACCGGGTTCTGCTTCGACATCTACCGCGTAGCCGACGTTACCACAAAACTTAGCCATTTTGAATTATGTCCTCCCTAAATCAGCCTTCGCCGCCCTCATCGTCGTTGCCACCAGCAGCGGCAGCTGCAACAGACTCAATAGCGATAGCTGCATAAGGAACTACCATAGCGCCAGAGATACGGGTCTCGATCAGGTATTTCTCCTGGTTGAAGTCAATGTCAAAATCTTCGAACATTGAAACGCTTCCGCCCTTGTCAGCGCCGATGTTGTAGTCCTTCGGGTTAACGATAATGCCAAGCAGAGTATGTGTGCCGGCATCGGTAGTACGAGTAAGGTTCTCCATTACAGGAACCGTGACAATTTTGCTGACTCTGAGAGCCGTAGCAAGCTCGCCTTCGGTCTTGTAAAGTCTGTGACCGATCTGGTCTTCGAGAAGCAGGCAGTTCGTGAGCATGTCTTCTGTGGTGTACAGAACCGGGTTTCCGGATCCCTTGTAGTCTTTACGAGCTTTGACTGCGCCTTTGATGAATTCCTTGGTCAGCTTCTCCTCGGTGTTTGCAGTAGCAGCATTGATGGCATATTTGATGGTGTACAGGCTATCATCAGTCCAGATAGGACGAACATGGATTTCCTGAATCTTGTCATCAGAAGCTGCAAGACGGCCGTCACCTACAAGGCAAGCGCGAGCGATCTCTTCGTCGAGCATGATTCTCATTTCACCTTTAAGCCACGCGACTACGTTGAAATCGGTGATATCGAGGATATCGTCACGGTCAAGTCTCTGCTTTTTGTAAATAGTCTGCGGGCCAGTAGCTCTCTTCAGAAGCGTGATGACCTCTTCGACCTTCTTCTTGCCCTTCACATAACCTCTTGCGCGAGCTGCGTCAGCGGTAAGGTTAGCGAATTTGGACTTTACTCTTGAGAACGGAGTGTGATGGACTCTGCCCATGAAGTCGCTGACCCATTCGGTGTCTCTTTTAATGAACTCGGGAGCACCGTCGCCGATCATTCTGTCGTCAGGGAACAGATAGTTGATGTTGGCGATGCCGTAGTTCGTACCGGCAGTTCCGTTAGGACCGGTAGCGGGGGTGTAGTCCGCGTCGGACTCTCCGTGAGCAAGGAAAGCCTCTTTAAGGCTGCCAAGCCGCTTCGCATCTGCCATAATAGCCTGCATGTCATCGTGCGAAAGAGTGGTCTTCTTGTTCTCGGTCGCACCATCAAATACGTTGTGTTTCATAGTGTTTTCTTCTCCTTCATCGGTATCGTTGTGTTTGGCGGCTTCGCCTTTTTTAGCTTCTTCAAGAGCAGCTCCGATCATGTAGTACACGACGTTCTTCTGCTCTTCATTGAGTTCGTTAAATACATCTTCTACGGTCTTTTCACTCTTTTCCTCTTCGGCATGAGCAATGTATTCCGCGATCTCATCAAGCTGAGCCTGAGTAAGGCCCGCTACAAGTTTTTCGGCATTCTCATCCGAATGCTCAACTGCGTTGTCTTTAGGCATGGTAATGTCATCTCCTGTAACAAAGTGTATAATAGCTTCATCGTCCTCTTCCGGATTATCGCTATGCTCTAAAATTGAATCGATGAATGCTCCCGGGTTTGCGCCAGCAAGTACAAGGCTAACTTCACGGATTACACCATGTTCTACGTTGGGTCCATTCTGTTTAAGCTTGTTAGCGTAAATAGAAAGAGCCGTAACATCGCCATGCTGGACGAGTTTCTTGCCTGCAAGGCCGCTCTCGGTATCGTTGAATGTACAGTAAGCGTAAACGCCACTATCACGATTCTCCAGAAGAGCATGACCAAGCACGTTAAACGGTTCATTGTGCTGGTGGTTCCAAACGAGAGGAACCGTAGTCCCATCGCATTCCTTAAATGCATCTTTCAAGATGACTCTTCCGTCACCGCACTTAAGATTGTTGCGAGTGGCCCAGCCGCTAAAGTCATAATTCTTAGCCATTTTGAATTTCTCCTTCATTATTTTCAGTAGGTTCTTTCGCTTCAACCTCAGCGTTGGATTCGGAAATGTTTCTGTTACGAAGTTCATCGGAAGCGGGATCCGGAGACTTCTTCATGTTAAGAATTTGCCTGATCTCGTTAGGCGACATAATCGCATTCCTCGTAAACTTGTCTGCAAGCTCTGCAAGGCTGGATGCAGGAACAAGTTTGAAAGGATCTCTGTAGAAAATTATCGATTGACGCTGAGTCCGTGCAGTTTTGGTTAGAAACTTTCGTTTCATTTCATCAACTATTGCGGATGCGATTGGCTCAACAGTTCTACTATAGTAATTGGTCATGGTCTTCTCGTCTGCTGTACCATCCATGATCTCTTGAGTAATGCTTAACTGGCTGTATAGCATGCTCGTTAAATACTCAATTGCTTTCATTAGATTGTTTTCAACAGGACGATTGAGCTGGACTATTTTCTCGGTAGCGTCAGCATAAGCAATACCGTATTTGCTATTGACTAATTGGTCTTCAATAGCTTTACGGCGCTGCTCTGCCTGGTTCCTTTTAAGCTCGCTGTGAGTCGTATACGGTAATTGTATTATTAAATCGAGCCTGCCGGAGCTTGACTGCTCATCAATTACATCCAAAAGATTTAATTTCCGAACAAGTCTTTTAAGCACTGAATTAGGTTCGTTAATAATAGCGTAAAAGGGGTTTTCGACGATGGCAACCGTGGCTTTCGGCAAAACTATTTCTCGCCGTGTTCCTGTTCCTTCATCATACACGGAAACCCGCACATGCTTTGGATATCAAGATACGATTTTTCCGGTCCTCATTGACTCAATATCATAAGAACCCTTAAGCGGATCTACGGTAGTGTCTACAGGAACAATAGCCACGCTGCCTTCGTCGAACATTGAAAGAACTACATCTTGCATGAACGCGTCTGCTGTTTGATCAAGGTTTGCAGAAAGTCTAAGTCTTTCGTTAAGATCAGACTTCATGTCATTCTCGTATCTACCATTCTCGTCAA